ACCTTAGCAGTAAGCTCTATCTACCAGGAGTTCCAGGTGCAGGTGCTACTATCTTCGACTTTGGTGGCTCTACTAATGGCACGGTAGTTGGTGCTACCTGGATGCAGCTGCCAACTGGGCTTCTGTATCTATCCTGTGATGGCACTGATGACTATGTAACTATATCTAATCCTGCTGTTACTACTGATGAGATAGGCACTATATCTATGTGGATAAAGAAGGATGGTGCAGGTACTCGACTAGGCTTCTTCTGCTACGTTAAGGAATCCTCAGCATCAGTTGATTCTATGAGGTTCTACATAAACGCTGATGAGGGAGTTATGTACGATGTCTACGATGGTGGTGTTTACACTATGGAACTCAGTACAGCTGATAGTGTTATCACTGTTGGGCAGTGGCATAAGGTTACCCTCACTAGTAATGGTTCTACAATAGTATGTTATGTAGATGGCGTTGCTAAGGCGTTGGCAGAAGATACTGGGACTAACACTGGGATATGGTTTGCTGATATGCAGGGTGAGCCCGCTGATACTATTGTTCTTGGTGGCTACTACCGACTGGATACGTTAGTTGAGGACTTTGCTGGTGACATAGCCTTGTTCGAAGTAACTAGTGCTACCAGGTCAGCAGACAACGAAGCAAGATTGTTCGCTGCAGAACGACATCTTTTTGGAGTGTAACTATGTTAAAGAGAATTAGATTAGACATTGCTTATGAGCCTGACAGTGAAGGAGAAGCTCCTGAACTTTACGACCTAATAGAAGAAGCCCGAAGGCGTGTGGATGCTGGAGTTGTCATAAATGAAGGAGAACCTAATGAGGAGAGAGGCTTCTTTGAGGTTCAGAACTGTCAGCATACCGATACTCCTCCAGGTCCTTGCACTATCATAGAGAGATGGGAAACTGGAAGAGGGCAGGTGGTCTAGTGGTTAGGGCTATATCAGGAACTCTACTAGCAGCCCAGAATGCCGCAACTGTAACTCCATATATCAAGCTGCTCTTCACTAGCAAAGATGCAGGCATAACTGTTGACTTAAGTACTGACAGCTCTGCCTACGGAAATCGCATCTTGCTGATAGACCATACCGAAGAGCCTTATGATGACTTTGCCACTATTATTCTGAGAAACTATGATAAGACTATTCCTGACATGAAAGGCTACTGGACTGAAATTGGTTATGGTGCTGTGACTGCTGCTAGCAATGAGTACATAGGGGATGGTACTAGTGAAGGTGCTATACCGAGGCTCTGGGTTAAGCATCAGCAAGACATATCAGCTGGAGGTAAGATTTGGACTGTACTGGAACTTGAAGGTATGTGGGCAAGGCTGAGAGAAATGCTCATACGCCTAGGTGACCCTCCGCTGTATACTCAAAGTTACACTACTGACACAATCTATGATATAATAGGCTACGTGCTGGCTGAGTTGAGCCTAACACTAAAGGCTCTAGGTGAGGATGATTCTATTATAGATGCCTTGCAGCCTCAGTTCGACATCAACGCTCAGCCTTTTGAGTATGCAGCTTCTCTGATATATAGACTACTACATATGACTAAGAGCTACCTGAAAGCACTAGACGACTTGGAGTTTGAGATTAAGTATCCTCAGGCTAGTGATGCAGTGAACTTAACCTACTACTCTAATGCAGCTCCTTACTTCTATGAGTACATGGAAAGGAAGAATGTGCTAGTACCTAACCACTTCCTAGTCTATGGCAACTCTGGGGATGATGGTCTATGGACTGACTACCTATACAGTGCTAGTCCTTATGGAATAGACCAGGCTGCAATAGACGAGTACTTTGAAGTATACAAGGTAATACTAGCAGGCTCACTAACCGTGCAGGCTGATGTAGATAATAGAGCAGATGCACTACTAGCCAGAGCTAAGTTTGAAGCATTAGCTGGGAGGCTCTACGCTCCTCACGACTGCCAAGTTGAACTATATGATAAACTGGAGATACAGGACTTTAGATAATGGCTATAGGAACTATTACTGAGGAGATTATTGATAGCCTGATACTAGACTCAGGGTATCCAAGCACTTACCCTAATGCAATTCCTATTTCAGGTGATGTCTTTGCCTGCGTATATCAGGATGGAGATGGACATGGCTGGCTAAAGACATTCTCTGTAGATAGTGAGGGGGCTATTAGTGATACTGTAATCGCATCCTTGGAGTTTGATGGAACTGACGGTAAGATACCGTCTATTATTCCAATAGCAGGAATTGTCTACCTTATATCCTATACTACTTCAGGCAGTTATGGGGGAGATGCTAGACTATACACGATAAGTATAAGCAATGATGGTGCTACCTTAACTCCTATAGATGCTTGGACATTTACCTCTCAGGGTGGCGGAACTGGCATAGCGTGTAAGAATGTCTCTGGTACTACTTATGTCGTTGCCTACACTCATGCTATAGTGCCTACTTATAGGTTAAGCACTGTTACTATTGCAGATAACGGCATGATTACCAAGTCGCTAATAGATACACTTGATGTGAGCACAGGGTCTCATCCTAGGACCTTAATACATCATCTAGGAGAATTGTTTATCTATGCCTCAGCTAACCTTATTGCTGTTGTTAGGATTAGCAGTGCAGGGGCTATAACTGACCCACTTGTTAACTCTTCTAGTATTGATGTTGCAGGAGCCACAGGCACACGCCTACTTAGGCTGAACGATATCGTTAGCCCAGCTTACTATGCTATATTCTTCAGAGAAGCTAGTGGTGCTTTTGACGGTAATATAACTACACTATCGGTCTCTTATGCTGGGGTTATAAGTAGTGTTATAGAAACTCAGAAGGTGTCGAATGATATGCACTCGAACTATGTACTAACTGCATCTCGAGATGTTAGAATATGGTGCGAGGAAGGACCTAGCAATGACGGCTATGTTCGCACTCGCAGCATCACTACTGTTGGGGATATTACTGACACTAATGTAGACAGTTGGGAGTTTGATGAAACTCAAGGTGCTCAACCCTTTGCTCTGCACATTTCAGGTAACATATTTATGATAGTTTATAGCTATGTGACTGGAGTGAAGGCTATCACGTTAAACATAAGTGCTCCTGCTATATATCCTTCTGACGCTATAGCCAGAGTATCTTCTATCCGCCACATCTACCGACCTGGGATGTATAGAATGCAAGTTGGACTTGGCGACTTAGGTCTTGATATAGACATAGCTGAGGCAGCAATAAGAAGGGAGCTTGAGGAAGAAGTGATACAGGAGCCTATTCCAGATATACCTGCAATGCCTACGATAATTACTTGTCCTATCTGTGGGATGCAGGTCCTACTAGATGACTGGGTAAATCATCTTGAAACTTACCATCCTTGGCTAAGACCAATAGAGTAGAGGTAGTAATGGTTAGACCGAAGCGCCTATCAGAGAGACCTAGGGATGAGCCTATCTTCACTAGTCCAACTGGTATGGACTTTGAGAAGAGAGAAATAATATTCCCTAAAGACTTTATTGATAGGATAGTACTTAAGGGAGGTAGTGAGTACGTGACAGCTGATGACTTAGCAACTCTGGTTCAGGTAATTATTGTTCAGGCAGAGGAGATACGCAGGGAGATAGTGCAGATTAAACTCCATCTTGCCAGCCTGTCTGATGAGAACATAGGAGATAAGGATGCCGACTAAGGTAAAGTTCTATGACAAGAATGGCAATGTTCTCTCGCTAGATGAGATACTGGTAACTGACCTAGGTGGTAGGCTGGTTATGCTTACATCTCCTGAGTATGAGGCACATGAGGGACATGCCTTTACTATTGCTACTGTTGATGAGACCTTAGCCGATGCTGAGACTATAAACATCTGCTTTAAGACCTGCAGTCCGACAGGTATGGAACGAGCACATTTCTATGCAGGCTTTTCAACTCTGGTAGGTGGCTCACTGGAGTTATTAGAATCTCCTACCTGGACTACTAATACAGGCACAGCTACTGCTATTATAAACCGTGGCAGGCAGGACTACCCAAATAGGTCTGCATTTGAGGAAGACAAGACTTACACGCCAACATTTATGCCTACTAACAAACTCCTGGTGAATGTCACTGGACTGGCTGGGGGTACTTCACTATGGAAGCGGTATGCCTGGGGTGAGAAGGGTAAGATAGAAGCAGGTGACTATAGAGCGGAGAATGAGTTCTTGCTAAAATGTGGTACTCAATATGCAGTAGTGTTTACTGCTATTGGAGCTTCTAACAAAGGGCAGATAATACTGAACTGGATAGAACATTAGGAGGTAGTATGGCATTTTGTCCTTTCTATGTATATAGAGATTGTCCGCAGGCTAGTGAGTGCTACATGTGGACTGACTTCGGATGCTGCCTGATAAATAAGCCTGGCATTATGGCTATCTACACTGACGGTGAAGAAGACCCAGTAGATGTCTACATACTAGATATTAAGGTGACAGATGCTGATATACAGACTGATAAACTGATTATCTATGCGTTAGCTTCTACTGGAGCAATATATCTGGAAACTGATTTGACTAAGTTTGCAGTACACTTATTATAAAAATCAATAGGAGGAAAGACAATGGATGTAGAACTTTTTGGAGTAAGAATCTCAACAGGGCAGGCTACTAAGATAAGGTCTACTAGGGAAGGAGCCTTACATGTAGTCCAACATCTGCCGCCTTATGCGGTGCTGTCAGCATTAGGAGGAGTGGTAAGGGTTGACTGCACTTCCGATGTAGCAAGTGTGGTTGCTATTCCAACTACAACTGCTATGCTAACTGTCTGGAATGGAGACACTGAGAGGAGCTATGTTATAGACAAGCTCATAGCATCTATCTGGGATGTGAACAACAATGATGAGGGGCAGATAACTATCGTGTCTTGTCTGCATCCAGTAGGCATGGCACAGCCTAGTGCTCAAGACCTCACACCTAAGAAGATGAACGGTAATGGTTCCTATGGAGGAAATGCCTGGTGTGATGTAGGAGCTACAGTTATAGACAATGGCTGGCAGCCTTGGGATAGTATGAACATCACTAACCTGTCTGATGATGCTATACCAGGTGGGTCAGTCATAGCGGATATTGAAGGAAGGATAGTACTGCCTCCCAGAGCTGGTCTGTCTATGTCAGTTCTATCTGATGCGGTAGCACAAACTGTGAAGTGCGCTATGTCCTGGTTTGAGGTTTATCTAGATTTAGGTTAAGGAGGTAGACTATGGGACGTAAAACAAGGGTAATGATGAGAGCTGACCTTAGGTTAGACTTAAAAGACGCATCTACTGACTGGTCTAATGCTGAACTTGATAGATGCATAGAGAGAGCTATATCTGACCTCAGCCGCTTCTTGCCAGATGAGAAGATATATGAGGACTCCTTGCAGTTTGCTGTGGCTGATGAGTCAGTAACCTTCCCACTAGATGCAGTTGCTGGACAGATAGTGGCTGTAGAGAGCCTTGCTAATACAGTTGTAGCTGGTAGTCTGGCTACCATAGATGGTCAGCCTGATGTGCCTAGACCATTGAGATATCTGGTGACAGATGCTAATGATAGCATACAAGGTATGACTACAATAGTAGAAGGTATAGATAAGGATGACCAGGCTTTACAGGAGATATATCACTATACTATAGGTGATGATAAGCTATGGATGGGCAAGAAATACTTCAAGGCTGTGTATAGTGTTGAGTTTGACCAGATAACAGGTAATGGTGCTCCTGATCAGTTTGAGTTGGGTATAGGAGATTATACTGATGTTTGGGTATATCTAGCCAATAGTCCTATCAAGTGGGGGAGTGAGTCTGCCACTGATGATATTAGTGTTGCCATAGTTCGCAATACCGACTTCTACGTAGACTATGCTAATGGTAGAGTAAAGGCTATTAGTGGTGAAGATATATCTGCTTCTGAGGTGTGCACTTTCGCCTACACCAAGAGTCAGATTGGTATTGATATTAGTGGACTGCCTGACCTAATTAGAGTTCAGCGGGTAGAATACCCAGTAGGCAATATGCCCCAGAACTTTGTCCAACATGATACTTTTGGTGAGTGGGTAGTTGTTACTGGTAGTGGTGAGGATGAGGAGCAGCGGCCAATGGCTGAGGATAAGCAGTACAGGATATACTACGATGCTAGACATCAGATGCCAGGAGAGTATTCCCCGAGTACTGCTCCTGCATTCTTGGAAGACACTGTGCTGCTAGCTGCTGGAGCCTATGCACTCTACATCTACGCACTGAAGCAGGAGATGGCAGGGGAGGATAGCATAACACTGGCTGGTACTGCACTCGGTAATGCTACTGGCTCGCACTCTGCATTGGCTATTGCTCTTACTAGCTTAAAGAAGTATCTAGACAACAATAATACTACAGATGCTGCTGGCTTAATGGATGATGTGAATAATGCAGCTGAAGCCTTAAAGGGGCTTATAGAAACTGCCCTAGCTGCTGCTAACGCTTTCTTGGATGTAGTAGCTGATGACCTAACTAGTGCTAATGCTGTAAGAGATAGCTATATAGCTTCTACTGACTATGTAGATGGAGGGACTGAGCCTGACATTAAGACTTATCTGGAATCTGGGGATGCACTGCTAAATACTGTAGCAGTTGGAGG